GCCTCCTGAACCAACTTCCATGTTTGTACCGCTAACACTATACGTACTTCCTACGCGAGTTGCTGCTGTCGCGGCTCCATCTACCGTAAGTTGAGTTGATGTGGTTAAGCGATGAATTAAATCGGCTTGTGCTGGTTGTGCCAGTGGAGCCGCCATCAATAACATAATGAAAGGAATAAACCTTTTCATATTAGTTAATATACCTATTGTTATTATTTATTATAATTCAGTTAATTCTAAGGTAATTGTTGTATAATGGAATTATATATAATAAATTAGTAAAGAAAAAAGGAGTAAATTTATGAAAATGGCAATAGCAGTATTATTACTATTGACTCCATTACCATCAGTGGCTGGACCAATAGAATCTCAAGTTGGATATTCGCATCAAAGAACTTGTTTTAAAAGTGAATATCGTGAAGAATATATACCAGGAACAGAAAATAATCCAGGATATGTAAAATCAAGGAAAGAAACTATTGAAGTTCCTTGTAAAGATAGTCAGGTATATCATGAATTATCACCAACTTATAAAAGACATGTTACTGTCTATGAGGATGTAGATACTAACTCATGTGTAGATGGTAGTGTTCTTGGTGGTATTGTTGGTGGTGGATTGGGCGGTGTTTTATCTACAAAGGATAATTGGATTTGGTCTATTCCTACTGGTATAGTTGGGGGAGCATTATTAGGTTGTCAGGTTGATGGTGGATAATTAAGAATTGTTTTCTTCTCTTATATTATTATGTAATCTTTCAGTAGCATCTATTTTCATTTGTTCTTCTAATTTAGACTTAGCAGCCTTTATAGCAGCAAGTCTTACCTCTAAAGATTCTTCCCATAAATTAAGCAACTTAAGTCTCCATGTTTTATGATCTTCTATACTCATTCTTTTACTACAGATCATTTTTTTGTATTTTTGGTTGTAATAATATATATAATGTTGTAATATAATTAAAATGTATGTTTGTGGATTAGTTAGAAATGGATAAAAATGATGATGATTCTAATTGGCGTGAAGAGTATCGTGGGATGAAAGTTCTTACTAAGTACCAGGTAGATTTGTTGGAGAATGGTCCAAAGAGTCTTGCTGCTAGTTGGTCCATGCAAGCAATGAAGAATGATTGGAAAAGGAAAAAAGGTATTAAAGAACCTGATCCCCCAGATTGTCAATCAAATTTAAAGGATTCTTTAAAGAAGTTTAATGAAATTTATGATGATCATAGTGATCTTTATGGGGGATATTAAATGAATCTTTGGAAAAATTATAAACTGTCTCTTTCCCGTATATTCCCAATGCAGAAACATTTGCGTTGGGCTTATTGGAAAAATAAAGGAACAACTTTAGTTGCTGATCTTTATCACAATGAAAACATTATTAAATCAAGAGAGGTAGAAATTTACGATGAAAAATCTTGCATCTATAACAACATCATCTATCCTAAGACTGGAAGTAATCTTCCCTGTTTTGGTATGGATCTTATGGGATTCTTTGACAAGAAGGTTATTGTAGTCTTTGATTTTCAGCATCCTGTAGAAAATCATCCATTTTCTGTTGTGGGATTACCAAAACCGAAAAGTGATATTCGTTTCTTTGAACCTGGTAATCATTTTTCGGAGAATCTTTATATTGCTTATTGCACTATGTCAGAGGTTGATCAACACTTAGAGATGTTTGAGAAATACTTGACAATTTATGCTGATATGGTAGAATGTAAACAACCAACTGGAACTGATACCAGTGTTTATAAGGATTTTGATTCTTATATGACTAAACTTGATCCTGTAGGTGGATATCTTGCTGGTAAGTTTGGGAAGGATAAAGCAGAGAAACTTGTGAACGAATTTTTATTTAATTATGGTTAATGCTTGGAGCTTACTTTACGACGTTATGGAAGAACAAAAAAAAGAAAATAAACCAGAACCAAATTTTTGTTATAAATCTCAAAAATATCAAGAAAATAAAACACTTGAAGATCTTAAAAATTATGTTTCTTTAACATATCAAGATCATTATACAAATGATAATTCTGATGTTCAGACACTAGATCTTATTCATTCTGTTGGTGATGCAGAATCTTTTTGTCGTTCAAATGCAATTAAATATTTGAGTAGATATGATAAAAATGGACAGATAAAAAATGATATATTAAAAGCAATGCATTATTGTTTATTACTTTATTATTTTAGTGGACAAACTAAAAGAGATTTTACTGAGCATGGTCATGAAACTTTTTAATAATATTTTTATATAATGAGAAGAATTGTTATTAAAGATTATCATAATATTTTTATTGGAGAGTATCCTTTTCATAAACAATTAAAGGATGAGATATCTCCTATCTTAGAAAATTGTTATGATGAAATGGGTAAAAAAACAAATGTAAAAGCAACAATGACCGATTGGAATTGGGGGTCTGATATTGTTAGAGTTCAGAGGTTAAAAGAATGTATTTTGAAAGAAGTGCATTCTAATATGAAATGGAGGACTTTTGATGAAAATGATAAGGTTACCGACTTAATAATGCATGATTTTTGGGGAAATATTTATAAAAAAGGAGATTATACTATACCTCATGATCATCTTAAATGTGATTTTAGTTTTGCATATTTTTTAAAAACTAAATGGTATCATCCTCCTCTTATTTTTACTACTAGTCGTAGGAAAATAAGACCAAAGGAGGGAACTTATATTATATTTCCGTCATATTTGATACATCATGTGCCTAAAAATAGATTTAAAGAAACAAGAATAACTTTAGTGGGTAATATGTCATTTGATAACAAAGATCTTTTTTCGTATGTAAAGTAATTAATAAATAGATATTACTGGATTTTTTGTAAAGAGTTAGTTATAAAAAAAAGGTACAAATAAAAATGCCAGAATTGTTTTTATTTCAATTTGCTGGTTATTATGCATATCCTGAACCAGTTATTCCTGATTATCAAACTGAATATGTAGAACATAGAGTTTGGGTTCCTTGGGTTAAACATGAATGGAAGGAAAACAATGGTGTACGAACATATACAAGTGAAACTGATCAAGTTAATCCTGTTATTAGGAGAGTATCCTTTAGATAGGACTCCTTTTGCAGCATATGATGAGTTTATGAAAGCAGATGAATTGAGAAGGGGAATTATGCATGAGGAATTAATGCATAGAAATAAAGCAGATATTGACCGAATTACAGACACTAAATTTAGCAATTCTTTTAAAGATAGTTTTACATATTCGTTTTAACTTCTAAATATTGACAAGGAGTTAAGTATCAAATAAAATGATATATGAAATATTAGATTATCCAACAGAGTATGGAAAAATAACTCAAGGTATTCCTGAATATAAGGAATTTGAAATGATTAAATTAAAATCTCATTGTTGGGAAATTGAAATACCAAGAAGAATTCAGAAAACCATTTTAGATCAAAAAAGAAATCGTGAATGGAGGGTAATAGATATAAGAGTATAAGATTATAATATCAACACAAAGATGATAATTTTTTGTATTAAATTTTACAAAAAATTCATAATAATACAGTTTTTTCTATATAATTATGTATTACGCATTTATACTTAAATGGAAGTTTTTATTGTTCTAACTATGGTTGGTTGCACTGCCTTTGGTGCTTATAAAATGACGTCAAAACAATAAATAATTGACAAATAAAAATATATAAACTATAATACGGAGGAGCAAATGTTCCTCTTTTTTAGTCTATTTAAAATATTAAAGATGAGTAAAGAATATAAGGATAAGATAGATACCCAAGGCATGTCAGGAGTGCCTATTGGTGAAAGTAAGATGACTAGGAGCAATAAATATCCAGTTGATCCTGTTACTGGTAAAATAGTATATCCTCAATTTAAACCATTACATGTATCTAAAATGATTGATGGTGATTTGAGAACAGAATTGAAAGAACTTATTAATGAAGTATTAGATGAAAGAGATGGTAAGATGGATTATTAATCCTATTTTGATCTTGACGTGAGAGAATATCCAGTGGGATGATAGTTAGAGAAGGTATTAAGTGATTATAGATACAATAGTATTTTAAATTGAGAGGACCTTTAGGTTTTAATAAATGACTCCCCAGACAAATCCAGAACGCTTCTATACTAAAGATGAAGTTGATTCTCTTATTGCTGCAGCAGTTAATGAAGCAAAAGAAATTGATAGGATTTCTATGTCTCAACATAATTTTAAGGCGACTATTATTAGTATGATTCTTGGATTTGTATGTTTGGCATTATTTCTTGATGGACTATTAAGAATTTTAGGAATTATTCCTCCTTTTATGGATTTGGATGTTAATGTTATTGATGATGTTATAGAAAAGGTTGAGGAGGACCTTCTTCCGTATATACAGCAGTATATACCAAAGAAAATATCGGGGATATGATGCCAATACCATTAGTTGAAATGATTGTTTTTGTGGTATCATTAATATGGTTATGGATTTTTATAGGATGGCTTAGTAGTAAAGATGATGAATGAATTAAAATTTTCAAAGCAACTTAAAGAAGGAACTAAAAAATCCCATACAATGGCAGAGAATACTTCCTTTGTGAAGAATTTTCTTAAGGGGGTTGCGACCCCTCCTTTTTTATGCTATAATTCTGGAATGGATAAACCTGTAACAAATAGAGACATTGTGTCAAAATTGAGTGATCCTGCGCCTATTCCAGCGTGGGGTAAACAAAGGCACCAAGTTAAGTCTAGGTTCTACTACCTCTTCTGGGGTGCTGCTACTGTGTCTGTACTTGCTGGTCAACTATATGTTGGCAGTGGATATAGAATGTATGCAGGAGCATTGATGAGAATTTTTGATGCAATTGAAGTAGAGGTTGGAGAAGTTAGAGATGGAATTAGGTACTATTGATACATCCCTATCATCAATTAGAATTGTAGTAATTATTGTATTATTTTTTACATGGCTATACATATTAAACCATCCAGCAGAAGATGATGACTGATTTAGCGAAACAATTAAAAGAAGGGACTAAAGTATCCCACTCAGCAGCAGAGAATACTAAGTTTGTTGCATCATTTTTACGTGGTGCATTAAATCTTACTGAGTATCGTAAACTTATTACAAACTTCTATTATGTCTATGACACAATGGAACAGCGGATAAGAGAAACAGAAGATCCTCTTGTTAAGCAGATACATTATCCTGTACTTGAACGTAAGGATGCAATTGAAAAGGATCTTGAATATTATTATGGTCCTGAATGGAGGGATCAACAGATACCTTCAGAGGCTTGTAACCAATATTGCTATAGGATTAATGAGTTGGTAGATGATACTGAATATCTTTTAATAGCACATCATTATACTAGATATATGGGTGACTTGTCAGGTGGACAGATATTTAAAGGGATTGTGGAACGTGTTCTACAACCACCAGTGGGTAAAGGATTGAACTTCTATGAATTTCCTGAAGTACCTGATGCAACGGAATTTAAGGTTAATTATAGAGCGACCTTAGATTCAATGGGTGTAGATCAATCTAAGATCAATGCTTTAATTGCAGAGGCAAACTATGCATTTAGATTGAACATGTATATGTTTGATGAATTAGAAGGTGATGAATTTAAATCACTTCTTAAGTATTTGTGTGGAGTCGTTAAAGGTAAGATATCATGAAAGAAATATTAACAGGAAAAGTAAAGACTGTCTATCCTACTGATGACCTAAACACGGTACTCATACAGTATGAAGATAAGGTTACTGCAGGTAACGGTAGGAAGGTAGATTTCCCTGAAGGTAAGGGAAAATTATGCTGTGAGATATCCAAGATCCTCTTTGAGAAGATGGAGGATTCAGGAATTAAAACTCATTACTTAAGTATGCCTCCACATGGTGTAGTAGTCACTATGGATCCACGTAAAGTAATGTGTTGTAAGAAGGTAAATATTGTACCAATAGAAGTGATAGTAAGAAATGTTGCTGCTGGTTCTCTTTGTAGACAAACTCATCTTCGTGAGGGTATATCTCTTAATCCTCCTTTGGTTGAGTTTTATTTAAAGGATGATGAGAAGAATGATCCACTTCTTACTATTGATAGGATGGAGCGGATGGGATATAGTGAAATATTATATTCTCTTCTTATTTCTAATGCACTTAAAGTAAATGATGTATTGAAAGAGATTTTTTCTGATATGGATTTGGATTTAATTGATTTTAAATTAGAGTTTGGGCATTATATTAAGGACGGACATTTACTTCTTGCTGATGAATTGAGTCCTGATAGTATGAGGTTGTGGAAGAAAGGAACCAATGAAAGTTATGATAAGGATTTATTTAGAAATAATAAAGGTGATATAGTTGAAGCATACAAATATATACTACAGAAATTACGACAGATCACTTAATTGATAATGAAAATTTTTCTCACTAAATAAAAACATGTACTTGAAATTACAATGACTGAAACTCCTATTGAAGAACCAAAAGTTGAGAATCGTAAGTTTGCACCAACTCGTCCTGAAAAACCTAATCTAACTTATGTTGATTATGTTGAGGACTTTAAAGTTAGAATGAAAATAAACAACTATGAAGTTGTTGAATTTATTGATGATTGTAAGAGAGGATATCAATTTATACATCCTTATATTATTAAAGCAGGTGAATTTGTTGGTAAAACATACAATCAAATTAGTACTCAATTACAATCTGATCCTGTAGATGTAACTTCTGAAAAAGTTGAATCTAAAACTACTGAATCTTTAACAACAGAAGGATAATTTACTTTTGAAAATATGATTATATTAGAAGATTATACAGATGATCAAAATGAAAGGTGGAATAGAGCAGTAGTCCTTATGATGGAATCATTACATAAAGCAGATTATGAATTAAGAGCATGTGCTCATGATCAAAAATGCTTTGATGAGTTAATGCAGATTCGTGTTTGTTTATTGGATTATGCTAAAACTTTAAGAAGAGAAGATTCTCCATAGGTAAAAATGCATAATTGAGATTTATTGCAGAAATATGTGGAAATCTTGACAATCTAGATATATAGTATATAATAATTAAGGAGGGATTGATGATCTAAATTCCTTTATTATATTTTATAGTTTAGATGGAGAATTATGCATAACATAGTATCCTATAATCAATTAGCAGGATGGGAAACTGCAAATGATCCTGATCCTGATAATGATCATGAAAATTTTATAAACGATTATTTTGAGTGTTTGGTTGATTGTGATGATGATCAACAAGTGTGTAAACGATTATGTAAGGAGGCATTCTATTAGAAAGATTGACCCTACTTTAGTTAAATAGTCGAATAAACCCTTAACTTATTTCATCAAGTTAAGGGTTTTATAGTATAATCTATTAAGAGGTAAAAATGTCTATCTGGGAGATGATTCGTAATGCATTTATGATTAAACCTAAATCTGAAGATGTAGATCCTTATATCAAGAAAATAAAAGAGAAAGGTTTTAGATATAATGAAGTTGATGATAGATGGCAAAGAGTATGGGCAACAGTCATACCAGATGGAATAGAAACTGTTCTTGAAGTTCGTAAAAAGGATGGTGAAGGGTGGAAATATATACTGTATGATAACAATGAAAATTTATTTTATGAGGAACTTGTAGATGACTAACAACACATTAAGTGATGAGACAATAAAAAAATTAGAATCTATTACTGAAGAATTGAATGGTAGTATAATGTATTTGGATACATTTAATAATTTAGGATCTACTACTAAAAAAATTGTGATAGAATATGATAGAAAATCAAAGGAGGGTTGAAAATGGCATTTTGGGGAAGTGAGGTTCAATCTCATACATTTACAATAACTGATGAAATAACAGGGACAGAATATTCTGTTGTTGATTTAGTGAAGAGTTTTCAACAAAAAGTTGAAATACTTCAGGATGATGTAGATCGTCTTACTCAAGAGAATATGGATTATGCTAAGGATTTGTATCAATTAGAAAGATCTATTGATGAACGTATAGATATATTAGTTGGAGATCTAACACAATTTAATACTTATGAAGGACAAGAAAGCAGCAAAGAAAATTATCAAGAGGGCAAAGAAGCGCCCTGATTGGTATACTGAATCAGATATAAGTTATGCTAAATTAGTTAAAAGGAAACTTAAGGAATTAAAAAATGCTCCAGGAAGATTCATTGAAGATAAATCAGAATGATGATGGTACATTTGATATAGATTGGGATCCACAAGATTCCAAGTGGAGTTTTTTAAATGGATTGACATCTGAAGAAATTCAGAGTAGAATTGAAATGATATTAAAAAGTGAATTGGGCAAATAAATGGCATTATCAGAACAGGTTCAAGGATCATTAAAATCTGCAGAAACTAATTTGCGGGATGCTCTTGCATTTGCTGCAAGGAATGAAAGACCAATGGTATGTAATGTTATTTCTGATGTCATCTCTCGTATAGACAGTATGATGGATGCTGATGAAATTATAGATAAGTTGGAAAATCGTGAATTTGGTAGTAAAGGAAAATTTGGACCATTTTTTGGTTTAGAGGATTAAGAATTATTACGCAATAAAAAAGACAATATTAAGAATTTGTCTTTCTATCATAGATAATGTTATAGTATCCACACATTTCTAATAAAACAAATGATCAATCTCGATGAACGTTATCATTCTTATTTGCATGGAAATAAGAAAATGTGTATTGATGGGGTAGGGGAAAAAGTAACTGGTTATGGTTGGCGTGATAATGGAAAGGATATTATTGGGCATTATGTTACTACTGAAAATTATAAACTTCATTATAATATGAATGCACAATTTGTTAGGATACGACCACTTAGAGAATTAACTAAGGTTAATTAAAATAAATAAAAATGAGATTACTTAACAGTAAAGTTGGGTGGATTATGACAAAAACACATGATTTAGAACACGAAGTTTATATTGATCCAAAGGATCAAAAGGAGCATATCAATCATGGTATGCTTGAATATTCTAAAGAAGATTTAGAAACTTCACATGCTTACTATGATGAATATCATAATAATGAGGAAGTAAATCCTAGTGATGGTAAAATTAACGATTATCATGAAAGACATCAGGATCAACATCTTGAGCAGTATTGCGAGAATCATCCTGATGCATTTGAATGTAGAGTGTATGATGAATGATTAAAAAGATTTGGTTATTGGTTAAAAGATGGCTGGATTTATCACATTCAAAACCTTGGGAAAAAGGAGATAAAAAATGAGAGATCAATTAAAGAAGGCATTATTGGCACATGCAAATGGTGAGATTCAAATGCATCTTGCTAACATTGAAATATATTTAAATAATCCTGTTGGTATTGGAGAACATCCAGATATTACTGCAGCAATTTAAGAAGAGATAGATAAAGTATCCCGTTGGCATGATCAAATAGAAGTTATTCAACAGTACTTAAAATGAAATTTAAATGTCCTGGAAATTTAGCTGAAAAAGGAAAATCAGCATTTAATAAAATAGTAGAATTTGATAAGAAGATAATCAAAAAGTGTCAAGATAAGTTTAATCTTACAGATTATCAGATAGTATGTATTTCCTTTGCTAAAGGGTTTATTATAGGTGCAATTTTATTATAGTATATGCTATAATATCTTAAAATAAATAAATCGAATTGCAGATGATGGTCCTGACTTGGACTACTTTGCTGCACTCGCTAACGACGACTGATGAAACTACTTGCCCTTGCCCCTCTGCTGCTACTGACTGCGGCACCTGCCAACGCTCTAACCTGGAATGAATTCTGGGAGCCTTTTGATGGGCATGGGCAGCACTATCATTATCATTATGAAGCACCTCCTAGGAGGCGCATGTGTGAAGTGCAAGTAACCCGACGTGTTTGGATCCCTGGCCATTGGTTAGGGCACTACGAATACGTTGAGGGTTACTACGAGAAGCAGACACGTCTTAACTATAGACCTTGCGGACGTAGATACTAATCCCATATATTATTTTACTTTTGATTCACAGGATCGGGGGAAAAAAATTCGGGGTAATTTTTCGTCTGTAGGGTTTTTCACTTTTTACTATGGCACACTACAAACTATGATTGACTTTGATTATTTGGAATTAATGCAACTTAAACTTTGTATGGATATGACAAAGGATAAAATGTTTATGGGTGGAGACATGCGTAGACATGCTTCAATTACTGAAAAGGTTGAAACAGAATTGCGTATGTTGGATGGAGTTAGACCGACATGAAAAACTTGCAGCACTTCTCTCATGGTGAGAACTGTGGCATAATAATTATGCTTCTGGAGGGTGATGAATGATGTATAGTATTAGATTTAATGCTGAATTAATACATGAGGCTCTTCCAAAAGAAGAGTGTGAGTTATTGATAGATAATTATAAGAAAAGATATGAAAGTGGAACAGTAGAATATCCACTTGAATATCAGAATATGAAGATTGAAGAATTTTCTGGAAAATTTATTTTAGTTGATGACAAGCTTGTAAAGCAAGTGGGCTATACTTGAATAGAGAACTAAATTCATTAAGCTTTCTTTCTTTCTTTCTTTCAATCAATCAAGCCTTTAAACATGAAACTTCATCTCGGCTGTGGAAAACGTTTTATACCTGGTTTTGTTCACATAGATGCAATTGATTATAAGCATGTAGATCATGTAGCGACGATTGACAAGCTTTCATTTATTCCTGATAACTCAGTCGATTTAATTTATAATTGCCATGTCCTTGAGCATTTCAAAAGACGAGATGTTCAAGACGTTCTTAAAGAGTGGCAACGCGTTCTTAAACCTGGTGGATGCTTAAGAACTGCTGTGCCTGATTTCGAGGCATTAGCGCAGTTGTATGTTGATAATAAAAACATAAAACAGGTAATTGGCCCTATTTTTGGCAGGCAAGATTATCTCTATAATATTCACTATAATGTTTTTGATTTCTCTTCGCTGAGTGATGTACTTTCAGCTGTTGGATTTATTGATATTAAGCGTTATGACTGGAAAAAAGTAGAACATTGCGATGTCGACGACTTTTCTCAATCTTATGTTCCGCATCTCGACAAAGACAATGGAAAGCTTACAAGTCTGAATGTTGAATGTTTTAAATCTCAATAAGATTGTGTTTTTAGAGCTATTTATTACACTTAATAGATTCTTTAGTGCTTATGTATTAAAGAATAAAAAAGCACGATCTATGATTCACTTTCAAAAAAAATATGATGAGGAATTTAAATGAAATTTAAAGCACTTATTTTTGTTAGATTAAGAAAAAATGTTGATGATTCTCCAGGAAATGCTGTTAGATCTGCTTCGGCTAGACTTTCGGATTTAGATATTAAAAAACTTAGATTGGGTAAAGTGATTGATATCTATGTTGAAGCACCAGATAAAGAATATGCTATAGGGGAATTGGAACTTCTTACTGATAGATTATATGCTAATACTGTTATGGAAGATTGGGATTTTGAATTAGAAGAAATAGATACTTTTCCTAGTGGGGTTTAATAAAAAATGAGAGAAGAACTTCTTAAAATGCTGAAGAGAGATTGTTATCGTAAAGGTAATTTTAAACTTTCTTCTGGCAAATATAGTGAACATTATGTAAATTGTAAACCTGTAACTTTAAATGGAAAAGGTTTATTACTTTTAAGTATTAGTATTTTAGAAAATGTTGAACAGGATTCTTTTGCGGTAGCAGGACTTACTTTGGGTGCAGATCCTTTGGTAAGTGGAGTTGCTGCTATATCTTCTTTAAAGGAACGTAATTTGAATGCATTGATTGTTAGAAAGGAACCAAAAGGACATGGAACAGCATCTCAAATAGAGGGTCCTTTACCACCTACAGGATCTAAAATAACAGTATTGGAAGATGTTGTTACTACTGGTGGATCTTCTATTAAGGCAGTTAATGTCCTTCGTGATGTTGGGTATGTGGTAGATCGTGTAGTGTCTATTGTAGATAGACAAGAAGGTGGTCATGATGCTATGATAGATGCTGGATTAGAACTTTATAGTTTATTTACTTTGGATGATTTATTATGATGGTATGGATGGGATTGATTTTTGTAGCAATTACATTTATGTTTGTTGAATTTAGAGTTTTGGGATTTTCCTTGGGGAGGAAATATGAAGAATAAAATTTTGTGGAGTTTTGCTATAGTTCTTTTTATAGGATCTCAAGTTGGTGTTGGAATTGGTTATCATGCAGTTGCTAATTATCTAGAGGAAGTGATTTAATGGTTGAGAAGTATATTATACTCCAAAATGACTGAAAAATCTTATCCTACAGTTTTTCCAGAGGATATACCTGAACCTAAATTTCGATGTCCTATGTATAATTATCAAGATAATCCTAAACAATGGTCTTGTGATGGCAAAATTCATATAAATTGTTATGAAGGTCGAATTGATATTCGAGTGTATCAAAGGGATTCAAATTTTACACATGAGATGAAAATTTTTCCTGAAACACATCCCAATGGAATTTCTTTATGTAAGATGATATTATCAGAACAAGTAGAAATGTAAATGGTAAAAAACAATGAGTAGTAAAGAACAAAAATTAAAATCTCAAGTTAAGTCTAGATTTTATTATCTTTTTTGGGGTGCGGCAACTGTATCTGTATTTACGGGGCAAGTTTATGTTGGATCTGGATATCGTCAAATGTCTAGAAGTTTTGATCGTATAAATGATACTATAGTGTTTGAAATTCATAAAAAAAGTGAATCATGTCCATTTGGTTTTACCGAAAGTAAAACAAAAAGATTATATTAATTTAAAATGATTATTTCTGATTATGATGCCAAATGGGCTGCTGATGAGTTTATTAATTATTTTAAAAACTTTACTTGTATAGAAGATTATCTTCGTTATGTAAAGAAGGAAGTAATAAATCAAACAAGTCAATTTATATCTTTAGAGGATGAATTTTTTAATGAAGATATTCATCCTGAAGAAATGGAATTTGATATTAAGTTTGTTGGTAATAGGTTTCCAAAATCAATGCCTCAAGAACATTATGTAAATTTATTAAGATCTGTATCATCACTTAATAATGAGACTAATATTCCAGGAAGAGAATTGCGTTGGATGATTTATGAAAAGAGAACTCAAAAGTTGGTTGGGTTTATTCGGTTCGGATCTCCTATAATTAATTCAAAACCAAGAAATAATTGGTTTGGTAAACAACCTAATCTTTCTGTTTTTAATCGTCATGCTGCAATGGGATTTGTTATTGTTCCATCTCAACCTTTTGGTTATAATTATCTTGGTGGTAAACTCTTAGCATTAATGTGTGTATCTCATTTTGCTAGAGAGACTTTAAATAAGGTATTTGAAAAGGATATTGCTCTTTTTGAGACTACTTCACTTTATGGATCTACTACTTCTGTATCTCAGTATGATGGACTTAAACCATTTTTTAGATATAAAGGTTTAACTGAAAGTAAATTTCTTCCTTTGCTTCATGATGAAGTATTTCATCGTCTTCATAATAGATTTACTATACTTAATAATAATACTCCATTAACTGATAACAAAGCTTCATCAAAAAAATTAAAACGACAGACAAAGATGATTTCTATTATTAGGAATAGTCTTAAAGATTCAAATAAACTTAATCAGTTTAATTCTATTATTGATATGGCATTTGGATTAACACAGAAAAAGAGATTTTATATTTCTGATTATGGATATGAAAATGTTCGTGAAGTTATTCTTGAAGAACAGGATAAATTAATTCCTGGTCAAAATTGGGATAAATTTTACTTAGATAATATAATTAGTTGGTGGAAGAAGAAAGCATCTAAAAGATATGAAAAGTTAAAGAAAGAAAATAGATTCAGAGATAAAGTCGAACTCTGGACAGAAGATAACAACATTCAGATAATCCGATGAAAGAAAAACCGAATGATCTTTGGCAAGATATGGTAACACTTAATACTCTTTATGAAGAGTTGTGTTGGGATCATAATGATATATTAGAGTTTATTCCTGATTATGAGAAAAATAGGATTATTATTAGAAATAAAACTATGGATATTTGATAATTGGGCCCATAGTTAAATGGACATAACCACACTCTTCTAAAGTGAAGTTGGAGGTTCGATTCCTCCTGGGCCTGTTAAAACAAGTGTTATGTTTATAACACTTGACATATTGGTAAAAATATATTAAGATAAATAACTATTCGCGACCAAGGCCCCGAAAGATCGTCCGCCAGTTGGGAGTGAATAGACAACATACAGACTTGTCGGGTCTGTTATCATCCGCAGATAATTATTCTGCGAGACACTTCTAAAGAAAAATGTTTAAACCTCTAATCGCAGCTGTTGCAGCTGCTCCTTTATTCGCTGGCGCTGCTTTTGCAGGTCCCTACGTTAACGTAGAAACCAACGCAGGCTGGACTGGCGACGACTACACGGGCGCTACGACTGATCTTCATGTTGGTTTTGAAGGTGCTCTTGGCGATTCTGCTAATTACTACGTACAAGGTGGCCCTGCCATTGTTGCTGTTGATGGTGTTGATACTGAAACTCAGTTCTCCGGTAAAGCCGGTCTTGGGTTTGGTATTGCCGAATCACTCAGTGCTTATGGTGAAGTCAGCTTCTTGACTGCTGATGACTCCGATGATCTTGGAGTTGGTGGTAAGTTGGGTGTTAAGTACAGCTTCTGATGAAAGACAGAGTCAACACCAGTTGCTCTCCTTGCTCCATCTATCGGTTAATATAACTTAAGACTAAGATCTCCTTCGGGGGATCTTTTTTTATGCTATAATATATGAGTAATCCCAAAATGGGTATCAAATGAACCAAATGAAAGAGAAGTTCTTCGCTGAAGGACACACACTTCCCACCTGTGTTAATGACGGGTGCTATAATTTTGTACAGGTTAGAGAGTGGAAGTACTGGTCATTCAAATCAGAATGTTCTTCTTGTGCATCTTCTCGTAAAAAAGGAATTGATAGACCTGGTGTTACAAGACATAAGAAAGATTGTTGTGA